GCCTTGTTCCCCGCCGCAGCCTTCCACAGCAGGCCGGTGTTCTGGCCAAGCTCGGCCAGGGACTTGCTGCTGCGGTCCTGCATCTCGAACTGGTAGCCGCCGGTGCTGCCCATGCCAGGCACGGTGGGGGGCGGAATGCAGATGATGCGGCCCTCGGGCATCTGGGCGAACTGCATCTGCACGCGCCGGATGCTCACGGGCAGCGAAAGCTCCCTGGTCTTGCGCTCGTCCCAGGGCTTGAGCACCACGAACACACAGGTGGTGTACGAACTGTAGCCGCCGGTCAAGATGTTCAGGCCGCCCAGCACGATGGTGTCCTCTACGGCCGGATCCTTGGTCAGCACGTCCTCGATCTTGCGCACCAGGGCGTCGTTACGCTTGAGCGACGCGGCCTCGGGCAGGTTCACGCTCACGATGTAGTAGCCCATGTCCTCGCTGGGCACGAAGCCCGTGGGCAGCACCTTGAGCACGCCGCCCGTGGCCGCCACCACGCCAGCCAAGGCCAGCGACCCAATTCGCCACCATCTTGCCAACGCCCAGGATGATCTTGTCTCGGTTCATGAAGAGCGCCGGACCGAGGACAGGCCGGGGCGGTATGCGGTCAGTCCCGAATTCGTGGTAGACCATGTTCGGGTCCGTTGACCCGACAACCACCGTGCCGCCAGTGGTCGTGTGCTTGATGCTTTTCTGCATGTCGCCTTCGGCATAGAGCGGCGCGCCGGTCGGTTGCCCCTTACGAGCCTTGGCTTGCTCGGTACTGTCTGCAAGCTCCTGCCAAGCCTCGAATGGCCCGCGTTGCGGCTGGTAGAATCCGATCTCAGCCTTGGCCGAATTCTCAACGACCTGTCCGCACTTGTCGGCCGCCAGGTGCATGACCTCCTGGCCAATGGCGGCCAGCTTCACCAGGTGCGCGGCGAAGGCTTTCGGGCTGGCGAACTCTTTCATTTCGGGTCCTCGAACTTCATGGACGAGAAATTAAACCGCCGCCCCTCAAATTCTCCGCAGATGATGCACAGCGCGGCGCGCGTCACATCATCCAGGTGGAACTCGCCGGGCGCTGTGCGGAAGGCCACGTCGAAAGGCACGCCGTTGCGCACCAGCCACATGGCCTCCCGCACGGGAGCGGCGGTCGCTATTTTTTTATGGCGGAGTGCTGCTCCGGATCAGCCTCAGGCTTCGCCCCGAAGGCCTTCTCTACGCCCTCGCGCAAGGCCTTCACGCCTTCGTGGCCCAAGCGCTGGATCAAGGCTTCCAGTTCGCGCTTGGTGCTCAACTGAATGTTGGTGTCATCATCAATGGCCACGAGGTAGATGAAGGGGAACACCATCTGCATATAAACGCGGTTCTCCGCAGAGTTCCCGAGCATTTCCACCAGACGGTACGGAGCCAGGATATCCGGCTCCTTAAGCATCAGCTTGCGGCCTTTCGCGTCAACGATCGCGAGGTCAGAAGCCGCGATGGTAGGGGACTCCGCAGCGGGCGCAGCATCATTCAACGTCACTCTCACGGGCTTGGTCATGTCCTTCCCTCCTCAGGGATTGATTTAGGCGATCTTCTGGCGCTGGCTCGCCAGGAAAGAAATCTTTTGCTTGACGGTGTTGTCGCCGCTCCAGTCGCCCGCATCATCGAGCTTCAGGAGCACGTTCAGATAACGGAACTGGCTGACGGCACCGGAGGCCTCAGTGATGGTCTCGGTGATGGTGCAGGGCTGCTCATTGAGCCCCGCATAGTAGTTGGCCTCCAGGGCAGCAAAGTAATCGTCTACGGTGCTGTCCTGGCGCTCGATGCTGAAGGACCCGGTCCAGCCGTCGGGGAACCTGGCGTGCCGGGTGACACCGTCCAAGCCTTTGATCTTTTTCTCAGTTTGTTCCGGCTTCGAGGTGAAGTCGGTGATCAGGGAGAAGTTGAGTGGGCCAGACGGGCTGACGATGGTGAGAGTGACGTCTCTGCCGACGCTAAAACCGTTCACGGGCATGGTGTATCCTCCAAAGAGAAAGGGCCTCCGAAGAGGCCCCGTTCGTGGTGCTTATGACGTTCGGACTAAGCCGCGAGCTGGGTCTGTCCCTTGGTGATCTGGACACTCTGACCACCTTCCACATTGATGAGGAAGTACTCGATGACGCTCAAGTATTTGACCTTGCAGTCAGCCTGCATGTAACCGAGCGCCACGCGGCTGTCGGGGTTGTTGCTCTTGTCGAGCACCACCGAGAAGGCCGCACCTCCGTTGGCGTCACCGATCATCCCCTGCTGCTCCAGATTGGAAAGGAAGCTGCTGATGGTGGCCAGGGCCTGGCCGCGCACGGTCGGGCTCTGCAGCTTGCCGATGAACATGCCCATGCCGCCGTTGAGCGTGTAGGCAATGTAGTTGGTCATGCGGGTGTAGTTGTCCCCGTGAACCATGGGGTTGCTGCTGCTGTTGTGTCCGAAGCGCGCGCCAAAGTAAGCGCCGCCAGGTACCGGGTTGGTGATGATGTCGATGCCAGCCGCCGCGAGCTGCTGGAGCTCCGCGCTGGAGTACTGCTGGTTCGCATAGGACTTCTGAGTGCCCACAATGCCCTGCAACTGCTTGTTGAGCGTGCTCTGCTCAGGCGACAGGTTGGACAGCAAGCCCGCGATGAAAGCCTGGGGACTCACGAGGCGCAGCGTGTTGTTGTAGGTGTCGAGCCAGTAGCACCAGTCGCCAAACAGGAGCTTGAAGGCGTAGGAGTCGATGCCTGCCGTGGCCTTGGCCGTGGCGGCGTTGCTGATGGTGTCGCCACTGGGCCCAACACCGATCATGTAGATGCCCTCCGACAGACCGAAGGCCACCTGCGTGGTCCAGCTCGTGCTGTCCGAGGCGTCGCACAGCATGGCCACCGAAGCCTGGGTGTTGCGCAGGGCGTACATGCCTTTGCGCGGCACAGTGTCCACACCCAGGAGCACAGAGGACGTAATGGTGGTCACGCCATCCGTGCCTCCGGTGCAGGTGTAGGTGGCGACGGCCGGAGCAGTGACCCCCACGCCAGCGGTGGCCACGATGATCTGCGAGGGGCCGCGCAGAGCGTTGGTGCCGGTGTTGATCGCTGTGGCGATGGCAACCCACAGGGCGTTCCCGGTCAGGCCAGAGCCGATGTTGTTGAAGCACTCAGGCACCAGGCCCGGGGCAGCGACAACGACTTTCTGAGTGTTGGCCTGGGAACCAGCGGACACGCTCACGGTGATGCCGTTGCCGAAGGTGCCGCTGTATTTGCTGGTGAATGTGATGCAGTTGGTGAGTGCGACGATGCTTGCGGCCACATCAGTGCCGTCGGTCACGCGCACCGCGCGGAAGTTGGCCGCGCCCTGCATGACCGCGCAGGCCAGGGCAGTCCCCAGGTCATACAGGCGGTTCATCACCGGGCCGAAGATGGCCGCGTACTGCGCCAAGTTGCCCACGGTGGTCGGGCTGTTGGCCGGACCCCAGGAGGCGGTGCCAACGATGCCTAGGATATTCGTGGGCTGGCCGTTCAGGTACTGCGTCTGGGGCGGCACGATCTGGACGTAAAGGTCAGGGACAAGGAGCGCGGTGGTGTTGATCGCGCCCTGCTGGACTACGGGCATAGGGCCTCCTGTGCGTTGGGCACAAAAAAAAGCCGCACGAATGCGGCTCAAGCGGTGTTGGTGTCGGGCGCGGTAGGCGTCTGGCTTACTTCGCGGTGTCCTTTGCCTGCGCACCAGGCGCGTCAGGAACATTGGTCAGCACCACATTGGCGTGGTTTTCGGAATCCCTCACCTTGGCCATGTCCTCAGCGTCAGTGATCTGGTCACCCCGCTTGTAGGATCCGAAGTCGTGAACAACGGTCAATGCCAGCATGGTCTTTCTCCTAGTCGAAAATTGTTGCGACGTTGGTGTACGGCTCCACCCCGGCGACAGCCGCCTTGACGTTGAGCTGTGTCTGCGTGATCTGCATTTCTGCCTCGGTGATCGTGGTGGCATAATCGACGTTGTAGAACAGGTCGCGGCGGTAGAGCTTGGCCTTCTGCTGCGAGTCGTCAACGTGCGAGTTCCGGTAAATCAACCGGGCCTGGGTCTGGTCGGACATCGTCAAAAAAGAAATGCCGGCCAGTGCCACATCAACAGCCTCGGTGACCGTTTTTCTGTGCGCAAGGGTTTCAGCCCAGACCGTCAGCGTCATCACGCGCTCTTGGTTG